GGATAAAGACATTAGCAAAGCAGAAATCAGAAAACGATTCTATCTGGCACAAGAAGGAATCAACACTCTAGAAGCAGGGAGGAAGAAATGAGTATCTGGGAAATCATCACCCACCCAGCAATAATGCTGTGGTGGATCTACTGCGGAGCGGTCCTCTGGGCTTGCCTTAACGTAACAGGAGTTATCTAAATGCGACTACCCAACAAACCAACAACCAGCAATCCACGTTCGCACAGAACGTGGAGGCTCGGCACAACAATGTACCACTGGATGCCAAGAAAACATTACTTCATCCACAGAGACGAGGACAGCCTGACAAACGGAGAAGGGCAAATCCTACTATCATTCATCGACAAGTTCCACCGACTCGGACTCTTCTCAGACCTAGAGCGACAATGCGGTGACGCACAAGACATCTACACAGACTACTGCGGCTGGTACAACAGAGAAGTAAACGACATGGAAGTACACTTCAAACTGTTCCGACTTCTACAACGCTACATCGGCACAACGGAAGACTTCAAGCAAATGCGGAAGAAAGCACTCGCAGAATACAACGAGCCATACTGGGCGGAAGTATACGTCAAAGCACTATTCGAACTGGCAAGTGCAATCGACCACTTCCAAGCCGAAGCACTCTACCAAGCATACTGGGCAGTAACACTAGACGAAGGCGTACAAACAATACAACTTGCACCAGATCAATTCTACTGTCCAGATCTCATCCACTGCATCGACGCAAGCTGTGCGCCTGAATCCTACGGTAAACATCGCTGGGCAACCTACGACGCAGTACTCGAAGCAGTACGCTGGAACGAACGACTCAACGACCACAGGAGCGAAGAATGATTGCAGCAGAAAACGAGAAACACAGATGGCGATTCCACTACGCACACGGCTGGGCAGAAGAACTGCTACCCCAAGACATATTCTACTGTAGCGAACCAATGCCTAACTGGGACCACACACTAATCTACAAACACAAAACCTACGCAGCATACTGCAAGTTCAAAGATCACGAAGGTAACCTACACGACGCCATCATCCTCACAGTTTATCAACGGTATAATGACACTGGAGGCTACCTAATACTATTAGGCGATAAGCAAGGTATCACCGAAGTTATGCAGAACGAAGAGTTCAACTTCTTCACCGAAGAAGAAAAGCAAGTAACAATCGACCACATCTCACAAACGAAAGGCGAAGAATGAACATACATGAAGCAATGGCCGCAATCAAGATGGTACTAGATGCAGCCGGAGACAACGAAGACACCACAGACAAAGAGATCTGTGACGCAATAGACTGGGACGAACTCGTAAGACTAGAAAAAGAATACGACAAACTAAAAGGAGCGAAGAATGACTGACGACGACAACAAGAAACTAGTAGACCTGATCATGAGGCAAAACGAATTGATCACACTACAGAAAGAAAACATCCAGACGCTCGAAGATCTACAGAGCTACTTCCAAAAAGCACTTCGATCGCGACACGAAACAATCCAAGCACTACGCATCAAGATCAAACTACAAGACGAGCGTATCGAAGAGATCACATCGTTCAACGCGGCGCTAAACTAGAAACCTTAACACTTGACGGGTAAGCGTCTAACTATCACATCACGGGCTTACCACCGTGATGTAAACAACAACAAAAAGGAGAGACACAATGTCTCAAGAACAAGAAGTCAAATGTCCATATGGCGATTACTACGCTGTACTAAAAGTAAACAATCAAGGTGAAGCGTACACATTCCTCAAGGATGGTAAAGCAAAGAAAGACCCACGGACAGGACGATTGAAGACAAGTATGCCTTCACTCGAAGCAATCATGCGACGACACGATAAGAACGAATGGAAGATGATTGCTGACTGGTACTGGACTACTAGGAACAAACTGCAAGACAACTTCACTCAAAATCGTGGGGTACAACATGCGGATGGTACGCCAACTGTGCAACTACCAGTCGCATCACCAGAGCCAACAGGACCGTATTCGGCATTAAAAGCCTTGCTTGGTAATGTATCAGACCCTACTGACATTCAAGCATTGCTGGCGGCAGCAAGTGCCGCGCAGAATGTACAGGCTGCGCATGTACCTGCTCCTGCTCCAGCAGTCGTACCTGCACCTGTAGTAGCAGAGGTGCCGCAAGTACAAGCAGCACCACCATCTGTTATGTCTGCGGTAATTGACTCTTGGGCTACTGCACTCAAGCAAGCGGAAGCCGTGGGTAAAAGCGTTCCAGTTACTTGGAACTTCAACGGTAGACCCATCAACGCATATCTGCGTGGTATCCAAGGTAATCGGGTGTACTTGACGATGCACCACATGGCTAAGTGGAAAGATGCTCAGGGTGAACTCACCCAAGCAGTCATCCCAACCACGGTTACCGACATTCAAGCACGCTAAAGTGTGCTGGTACATACTGTATGCAACATATGAAATAGTACTAGACATACTGTGGCCACCAAGGTCATGACTACATAGGGGGCGAGACTTAGGTCTCGTCCCCTTTTTTGTTGAAAAAAAGCCTATATTCCCAAACTACTATCATAGCTGGAATGCATCCTCGGGTTTCTTCATAGGGTTGGCCGTCGCGGATTGCTTTCGTGTTGAGTCTGCATTTTCTGGAAGTTAGTTTAGCTGACCCGAGCATCGGGTGTGGCCTGCGGCACCCGATGAACGGGACAGCCATACTCAAAGGAAGAAAGAAAATGTCTAACTCAACAAGAAAGCAAACCGCCGCCGACCGGGAGTTTATGGCCATGAACCTCAACCAGCTAAAGCTGGTTACGGCATGGACCAAAAACTACAACAGCGTCAAGGCCTTGGCCTCTCCGCAGGACGGCACGCCGCCCTGCAAAGACGCCATTGCCCAGAAGCTGTTTTGGGATTCGTTGAAAAACAAAGCGTTCCGCTATGTTTCTCACGAAAAAAATCCAGAAGTTGCGGGACGCAACTGGCTGGATTTTCGGAAGCACATGGCTGCCATTGAGCTTTGGCTTCCCGAACAAGGACACAAGAATGTGTCCATTGTCCGGGCCAAAGCATGGCAGTCAGGTGCTGGGGGGGATGGGAATGGCGCTTACTGCGTAAGCTTCATCCCCAAGGGAAAGCGGAAAGCCATCGAGGTTTTCCTCACAAAGTCTCGTATCGAGACTTGGTGGAAAAACATCTCCGGTCGTGACATTGTTCGTTTCGAACAAGTCACGAATCTCGATTCCGCGGTTGCGAAATCTTCGATCGCACTCGACGCGATTCCGGGCCTCTAGAGCATAGGGAGTCCAGCCTAAAGGCTGGGCTCCCTTTTTTTGTCGCGTGCCGCGAGCAAAAAACTCTAGAGCGGAATCACTGGAGTGCCCGCTTTCCCTATCCCCCCAAGCGGCAATGGTACCGGGCGCAGCAAGCTGCACCACCTAACAGGACGGCGTGAACCTCAATAAGCAGTAGCTACCCTGCGGCTAGCCACCGCTTATACGGCCCCCACCTGTTGGTCAGGCACACTATCATGTGCCTGAGTCGCGTTGTCACGCTGATTGCACTGAGCAAAGCTCAGCAATCATCGCGCCAACGCTCCTCTCGCCTGCGGGCACCTTTCCCCCAGAGGACAAGGCACGGGAGTGCCTTTTGTCCTCGGGGAAGGTGCGCCTCCGCTCGGGTTACCAGCGACAAAATAACTTTTGTCGCCATACAGTTATAGATAGCATCCCCGGTCTGCGGAAGTTTCTATTCCGTTGAGGGTGCCCTCAACATGATGAGTATTTTTGCCCAGCCCGAGGCATTTGCTGAAAAGGAAGGTTTAACCTCGATGTAACGGTTGTAGACGATTTGTAACTGTTTTTTTCAGAAATCGTCTACAACGAAAACGTAGGTTTGTCCTTTACTATGGTTGTTTTTATAGCATTTGTAACTATGTAACTGTTTTTTCCGGTTAACAACCGTACACACACTTTTTAGTCATTAATAAAAAACACTTTACTATTAATCGAAAAAAAGTGCCTCTACAGCTTATAATAGGGAAAAAATCGTCTACATCGTCTACAATCAGGGCTTACGCAGTTAGAACCTGCACTCTCGTGTTGACAAACAGTAGTTACGTTCGCACTACATTTTGTGCATATATGGGGTGTCCATATAGTTTCCTGCGCCACTTGACGTGTCTGCCGCATGTGTTACTAGATGACGCGCCAGAGGAGGTGAACACATGGAAGACACCATGTTGAGTGTTAAAGAAATAGCTAAGTTCCTGAGTGTGAGTAAGCGCACGGTCCAACGTATGGTGAAACGTGGCGAGTTGGACGCCGTTAGAGTAGGAGGACAGATACGGGTACACCGGTCTGCACTAGATACTCTACTGCGCGAATGTTCAGTGTCTGCGGACGGATACACCCCAACATCACTGGTATAGGAGCCACTTATGGAAGCAAATTTGCAGGAAATTAGGTCTGCGCTTGGCAAAATCATCGAGGGGGGGACAATCGTGGAGATTCGTGCACTGTCTGTCCCCTCTAATGACGGGATCCGGCGTACACTTAGTGGATTCTTCGACGATCTAGACATTGCGGCCCGTGCAGCGGCAGCACTTTCCAATCAGGGGGCTAAGGGAGTCTATTTTACCCCAAATGCACTAAAAGCCAGCCGCAAAACCCGTCATTTGAACACTTTGACCGTTGGGTCTCGCGGAAGTTCGACCCGAGACAGTGATATTGAGGCCATTCGTTGGATTCTGGTCGATATTGACCCCGAACGGCCCGCAGGTGTGTCCGCCACCGACGAAGAGAAGGGATACGCACGCGAAGTTACGACTAATGTGCGTGATTACTTAAAAGAACAAGGGTTTCCGGCCCCGATTGAGGCAGATTCGGGTAACGGGTACCACTTGATGTACCGCGTAGACGGTATGACGTCCGCACAGCACCGCGCTTTGCTTGAGCATCTGTCTAAGAAGTTCAGTACGGACGGCGCGCAGGTAGATCGGCTCGTTTTTAACCCGTCTCGCATCTGGAAAGTGTACGGAACCCTACCTCAGAAGGGATCGCCGACACTAACTCGTCCACACCGGAAGGCAACGGTACTTAACTGTCCTGAAGTTCTGGTACCAGTTTCAGTGCAGCAGCTAGAAGGACTAACCGCCAAAGGCGGTGAAGCTGAGGATGACATCAACTTCGCTCAGGTTGCTGCTGTTTTCGACAAGCTAGATTCTTACCTGTCTGAACACTTTCCGCAACTAAAAGGTCCAGACGACTGGCCCGGAAAAGGACGTCGCTGGACCTTTGATATTTGTCCTTGGGACGAATCACACTTGGATCGCAGTGCCTATGTTCTGCAATTCAATGATGGCGGCATCGCAGCCGGATGTCTTCACAAGAATTGTGAGGGACACCCAAAAGACGATGAGGGCAAGCATATTGGGTGGGATAAGTTGCAGGAGTTGGCCGGGGAACGGTTCGATCCCCAAGTTACTCCTACGTCTGCCTCCACTACCGACTCCCCGAATCTCACGGACTTGGGTAATGCTAAACGGATGGTACGAATGTGGCAAAATGAACTCCTGTATTGCCCGACGCACGGGGCTTGGTATGTGTTTGGAGATTGTCACTGGGAGCGGGACATGGACGGCGAGGTGAATCGTAGGGCCAAAGCTGTTGTTTCGACGATATTCGATGAGGCAGAGGCTGCTCCGGGGAAAGCTCAGAAGAAGTCTATTCGTCGTCACGCTCTTCGCAGTGAAAGCTCACGAGCCATTAACTCAATGATTAGCTTAGCGTCAACCGAAATTGAGATGAGTTTGTTGTCCAATCGTATGGACTCAGACCCTTGGCTTTTTAACGTTGCAAACGGCACAATCGACCTACGGACGGGCGTCCTGTCAGAGCACGATCGGACTGACTACATTACGAAAGTTAGCCCTGTAACCTATGACCCCAATGCGAAGTGTCCTTTGTGGGATGAATTTTTGTCTTACGCTATGGAGGAAGATCCAGAAGTCGTCGATTTCATCCACCGGTTCTTCGGCTACTGCCTCACCGGACTCGTCACCGAACAGGTGCTGTTGTTTATGGAAGGGACCGGGAGTAACGGTAAGACGACGGCGCTGCTGATGATCATGCACTTGTTAGGAGATTACGCAATACAAGGCGCTCCCGGCCTCCTCCTAGCGAAGCAAGGCGAGTCCCACCCCACTGAGGTGGCTGACCTCGAAGGGACGCGCTTCGTGGCCAACTCAGAGGTCGAGAAGGGCAAGCCTTTCGCTGAGGCGCTCATCAAACAGTTGACCGGTAGTGACCCGGTACGCGCTCGGCGGATGCGTCAGGACTTCTACCAGTTCATGCCTACGCACAAGCTCTGCATTGCAGCAAACCATAGGCCGATCATCAAGGGCAATGACGAAGGCATTTGGCGTCGTGTGCTCCGCATACCTTGGAACAGGCAAATCCCTAAGGACCGAAAAGACCCTTTCTTCCTAGACAAATTGAAAGAAGAGGCTCCCGGGATCTTGGCCCACTTGGTCCGTGGATGCATGGCATGGCAGGCGGACGGCCTTAGGTCCCCAGAGAAGATCTCCTTGGCTACGGGTGAGTACCGCGAAGAGATGGATGTACTGGCGGATTTCATGGAAGAAATCTGTTTGGTAGACGCCGAGGTCAGGGTGCCACAGAAAGAACTGTACCTAAAGTACACAGAGTGGTGCGATGAGTTGAAGCAGAAGCCCCAGAATTATCGACTGTTTAACCGACAACTTAAGGAACGGAACTTTAAGCTGACGTCTACTCGGATTGGCGGTCGTGTTGTCCGTGCTTGGATCGGCTTGACTATTCGGCCTAGTGAGAATGCGGGTGGGCATGTGGTCAACTTTAGGGGGATCGGTGGCTAGTCTGAAAAGGTATCAGATTGGGATCAAAGATAAACTGAAGTGTCCTCATATGATGGCACTTCAGACTTTGCCCACCGAAAAATATACAAAGACTAAAAACTGGATGCCTCTACTCGCCTCGGTCGAACACATTCGGGGTAAAAAGTTTCCGTGGTCAGGGTACACCAAACAAAGACCAGCGGGTGCAGTGATTGATTGGATCGAACGTACACCCGGTCTTAAGGAATGGGTCATGTCAGACACTTGCCTAGTTTCACCAAAGAAGTGGCCGAACGCCGTATATAAAGCGTTCCGTTATAATTTAATTCCGTCACCTCACGAGATTGCCAACGTAGATATGAATTACAAGTACGCGCCTACAGGGCGTGTATTTCGTAACTTTCTAGTCGTATTATTATACTGTATGGGTATGAGTGTGACGCAGATAGCTAAGGCGTACGAGACTTCCGAAGCTGAAGTGCATCGTATGATGTACAACGCAATTGAATCACTACACGAAAATCCCCATTACTTACTCTGGGCGTCGGGGACTGATTTTCGTCGGGCAGTCATCCCTCCGTTTGTAATGCGAATACCTATGAAGACTAGAATGCGATTTACCGCGGCGATTCAATCTAATCCATTTCTGGCAGATCACGCATTTGCCGATAAGTTGATTAAGTCACCGCCTTATTTTTCTTACTTGATTTATGGTTCCCCAAAGCGTATGAGACTTACTAAGGGTTGCCGCATTTACCGCACCGGAGAACAGAATGGCTCGTAGAAATCGAACACCGCAGAGGACGAGCCGGGCGGCACCCACACCGGGGGCCGATTACTCCGCGTGGCTTATGCTTGTACCAAAAGACAAGCGAAAAGAAATAGCTGACTTTATTCGGGACAACCCGATTCAGGAGTATGATGACTTGGTTTCTTTTGGGTGTACCATCATGGCCGCTCTTATGGAAGGTCGTATCACTCCTGTTGTGGCTCAAGAGCTTCGGGCGTGGCACGAACTAAACTTCACCATCCTTGCAACTAAAAACTCAGTTGAAGGTTCGCCTCAAGATGCATATACGGATATTGTAACTGCGTTAGTACAGGTGAAGCGGGAAACGAAGAAACTCCGTGGTGATTATTTCAATGCGGAAGAGGTCGTAGAAGCCGAGCCTGTCGCGTTGGAGGCTAAAGGTGGCAGAGACTAAAGGGAACATCGCTAGAGAATATGTTCCGTTTGACGCTACCCGTGCCTATCGAAAAATAAACGAACGAAACCGTAAGGGGATTAACAACCCTTATGGTCAAGAGCCGTCCGAAGTTACCGTGGCAGATTTTGATGTCACAGGTGACGAATGGGACGAGAACTTTCGTCGTGAACTAGAGCAAGAACGTCTTGCATCAGGAGAATAACTATGGCCGATAAGTTTGACGTACAACGTTCGACCCCATCAATTGAGTCCTCTATGATGGCTAGGATTAAACAGCAACGAGCGCAGGCAGCGGAAGAAGCAGCCGCAGCGGCTGAAGCTGAGAAGATGACGCAAATCCGGTTGGCTAAGAACCAAGAAGGTCCCGGTGCATACGCACAACGTCCCGGCGGTATTCCATACCGAGGCCAACGCGCAGAAGATCAAGCCGTTGCCATGGAGCAAGGACTACACCGAGGTCGAATCTCTCCGGGCCAATCCGACATGTCCGCTCGTCTGTACCGAGACGGAATGCGTACCGGAGATATGTCTGGTTACTACGATTTTATGGCTACTCAGGACATTGGTAACCTAATTGGCGGGGAAGAAGTGGCCCTCCACGGGCTTGGTCGTGGAATGCAAGCCGCAAGAGCAGCCGCCGCTGCAAGGGCTACGCGACCTAAAGTAACTTCGGGATCTGTACTTGCAGGAGATTTCGCTCAATCAATGCGCGGTGCGCCCTCAGGTAGTGCTAATATGTCCATCACTCCGGAGTACGAAGACGCAATTCGAAACGAAGTGTTCGACACCGCGCCGGATTACTACGCCCGTAAACCTGAAGAGTTTGAAGTTGCTGTGCAACGTGCCATCGACGATTTTACGAATACAGGTACAATTACTGACGCGAATGCTCCCCGTAGTATGAGTGATGTAGACATCGAGCAGCGCGAAGCTCTGGACGCTGCCGACGAGACCCGACTGTTTGATGAGGCCGACGAGGCAGACCGAGCCGCGCAGTCACAGGCTGATATGGACACCGAGTTTGATCCGGGGACAGATCCCGAGGTCGATGTTCGACACGCTGATGAGGTAGGTGGCGAGGTTACTCCCGATCCCGCCTTTATGGACCCAGCCGTAAGTCTTAACGACATGGATAATGTTCGTGGTCTGCAAACCAAGTTACGGGCGGGTAGAGAAGAGCTACTTGAATACTCACTAGACGACTTTGAGAGCGAGGAGTTTAGATTCCACTTCAGGCAACGAGTTGCAGCACTAGACTCGGCTCTAGAGCGGGCAGACGTGCTCGAAGCCGAACTTCGGCGTGGTGCAGGTGGAGATCCCAGCCGCGCCAACGACATTGAGGACGAACTCAACGCGATCGCTAACGAATTTGGTATCCCGAATTGGAATGAAAATGTTGGTACGGATATAGTGAGGTATCCGCCTACTCCAGATCGGCCTGCACGGGGGATTCAGCGTGACTCTAGCCCTGAGGGACCTCGCGTGAAGGAAGGCGGCAGGACCCGACTGTTTGGTGATGCCGATGTTGACGATGATGACGTAAAAAAAGCACACAGGGCAAAAAGGCAAGAAGGTACCAAACGCTACACCGAATCCGGCGGGGTTGTGCCTCACGGCATGTCGGGGAAAGACGCCTCTGACGCTCGTATAGCTGGTTACCAAGACCGATTGAAGTTTCTGTCTGGGGACAATTACCCTCTGGGCTACCACAATAGAAAACCTGACAGTATGAGTGATTACGATTATTTCGAGAATATCGAAAGTCCCTACCGCACTAATTCCGCTTTGGACACTGAGCGGCACGAACTTGCCCAGCGGGCAGAGCTTGACCGTCAAGCACAAGGGGAACTAGACGCTGAGTTGGACCCTATGCGTGAAACCGAGTTCAAGGGACCGCGCATCGAAGATAAAGATCTTGATGTCGAATTCGACATGTTCGACATGGACGTTGACTACGAAAATGTACGCGATCACTACTCGGAGCGCCTTTTGGACGGCGAATTCGGTGACTTTCCGGATCTGACTCGCGAACAAGCTCAGAAGTTTGCTAAAGACGCGGCAGACCGCTACTTCCGAGATCCGAACAGGTTCACTGGTAGTTATCACCCTCTGGGTACAGATTCTCTGAATGAACTCGCAGATGCTATTCGTGCCGACAAGACGCTAACTATGTCGGACATAGATGCACTCATCGAAGAGCGCCTTGATGCGGCGGGTATTCCCTCTAATCATCCCAATAGAATCGATATGGTCGATCGTATTGCTGAAGATCTTGACACTCTTGACAGATTCGACAACGATCCCGACATTCAATACCAAAAAGCTATGCCCGACCTAAAAGGCGTGGCTCGACGTGCCTTAGAAGGGGACTCAAAAAAAAAGTAGGTAGGCGGCTGGTTGATGTAGAGCCGCCGCCTCGAACCCCCCGTAAACCGACTAAAGCTGACAAATCTCGTGAGCCCGACCTTGTGTATTCGTACGATCCCGAGACCGATCCAATTCGGAATCGAAGCATTCGACAAGAGCCAATGTCTAGTCGGCTAAGTCCAGAAGAGCTTGAAGAATTAGGTATGCGTCCGGGCCGTCAGGATAAATCTGAAGCCGACATCCGGGAATCTCAAGAGAACTTAAAGATTCAGTCCGACCAAAAGACTGCTTCAGCAGCGGAAGACCGTGCTTATCAGCAGAGACAAGATGCTATTTCTAGGTCGCGAGCACGACGGGCAGACGCATTCTTAGAAGAAAACAAACCTGAATCTAAAGCTGTACGGCCTGAGGGTGGTGAGATTGAAGAAATCTACAGTACAGAAAACGCAAGAGATAAGTTTATTGAAAACGTACGGAGCATTTTAAAATCCCGGGACCCCAATACCGAAGTTAGGTCTGCTCCCTCAGTTCCCACATCAGATCTACCTCCTGCCCCGCCTTTTCGTAGCTACGGCGTTGACGACTATGGACCAGTAGGCAAAGACGCTGTACGCAGAAGTGACGACGGCCTTCCGATCACCGAGACGACTACAGAGCCTATGCGTACCGACCGTACTACAGAACTACCATTTAATCGTGACACAGAAGGGCCGTTCTTTGCCTCTTCGGAAGATTTAACCCGTGACCTTAAGCCGCCTCCTGTTGATAAGGACGCACCACCTCTTTCCTATAGAGGTAACCCCAAGAGCGACCGTAAGCGATTCCGTCCAGAGAAACCGGAGTTACCTCCGGAGATTGTAGAGCAGTTAGACGAAGGGGTAGATCCAAAAGACTTATCTGATACTACAGTTTTGGCTCCCGAATTGTACCGCCCACAACCGGGTACTTCTCGAAAATCTGGTCTCGACTACCCAGAAGGTACGCCGAAGTTTCCCACCCTAGAGGACAAGATTCGAGTACACTACTTGAATGAACTCCTGAAACAACGGGGGATGAAGCCAAAGAGAGCCCACAGAATGGCCAGAGACTACGCCTCTGACGCGATTAAAAACTGGGACAAGGGTGAGAAGTAATGCCAAGGGACTATAAAAAAGAGTACGCACAGTACCATGGCAACCCCGAGCAGGTGAAAGAGCGTGCTAAACGTAATGCCGCACGCCGCATCCTCGGGCTCAAGAAAGGCGACCCGCGTGAAGCGGACCACAAAACTTCTATTAAAAACGGCGGAGGCAATAGCAAAGAAAACCTCCGTGCGGTCAGCCGTACTACAAATAGGAAGAAGTACGATGCCTGAGAAAAAAAGCAAGAAGAGGTAACCATGGCATCACTACAGACTAAGACACGGAAAGCAGCACGCAAGGCCCTCAAGCCCCGGCAGGGCAAGGCACGCGTCAAGCGTACTGCGTCCGGCAAGAAGGTGTCCTATGGCCAAGCAGGTAAAGCGAAAGGCGGAGGCCCTCGCGTCAAGCCCGGGACGTCTAAGGGCGACTCCTACTGCGCTCGCTCAGCCGGAATCAAGCGAGGCCTGTCCGCAAAAAAACGTAATGACCCTAACACGCCCAACAACCTGTCGCGTAAGCGTTGGAAGTGCAAGGGCACTAAGAGTATGAAATAATGCCTAACGAGATCCCAGACTACGATGACGGTCCCCGTACATTAGAAGACCATGACGCGGCAGAACGAGAACTAAATCGTATATATTCGTCTGCGGAGTTCAACGAAGTCCCCGCTACGTCTACGCGCCGACATCCCTATCCAAACGAGTTGTCGCGTACAATTACGCACCCAGACGGGTTCGTGGAGTTTGACGAAGAGGTGTTTCCTGACCCAGAGCGGGACAAGATTATGTCGGCTACTTTTCAGGCTATGCGTAGAGCCGCTGCGAAACGTGCTATGGAGTAGTAATGGCTACTGAGGAAAAAGATCTAACCGAACTAACTCCGGCGGAACGCTCTAAGCGTGTTGCGTCGGACGTATTTTCGCGTGTGCCAAACGCCGCGCAGCACATCACCGATGCCGATGTTTACACCGATAAGCCCACCGCGTATCTGACTCCTGCACAGAAAAAGAATATCGCGTATTTGGCTGCTGAGACCGCTGTGAGCATGAACCCCATTGGTGGCCTTGCAGTCGGAGCCAAGGACATTACCCAAGGCCTTCTGAACAACGATAAGCTCCAAATTGCTGCTGGGGGCATAGGTATGTTACCGCTTGTCCCGGGTAACTTGGTTAAGCGGGCGCTCACTGGACCGCGTAATGCGATTAAAAGCAGACTAAGTAGTACAGTGGATGAAGTAGATGAGGCAGCAGAGGCAGCGGAAGGACTTACGCAGTCTGACATCCAGTTACAGCAGCCCCATGTATACTCCCCTGAGATACGACAACACTATGCCCTTAAGTACAATAAAATGTCGTTGGAAGAAGCGGAAGAGCAGTTAATGCAAATACCCACAGCCAGAGGTGCGGCTGCATTTGTTATCGAGAATGCAGCCGATCCCGCCCAGAAGGAGATCCTCGGAAGAATTATGCCCTTAATCCCCCCAGACGCTACCTTCGAAGTCGTTCAACCGGGCGCGATCCCTTCGGGTCCCGCGACCGCAGTACATCGAGGCTTCGCTCACGGGCAACACATGGTTGAAATGGACGCACCGGATAGAACCTTGGTCGCCGGTCTTAAAATGACTGGCCAAGGGGTTAATCCGCAAACAATGACTCACGAGTTGATTCATTCGGCCACGGCTGCAACCCTCAGGGACGGTAGGTTGGAGTATAACGCGGGTACGGCACTAGCTCGTGCTACTTCGGATTTAGATGGTTTGTTTGTAGACGTGGCCAAACAACTACAAGTGTTAGAAAAAAAGAAGCTACCCACCGGCCTACCTCCGATAGTGACAATCAATACGGATGAGTTGTTGGCTTATGGACTAACTGATCCTCGATTTCAAGACGTACTTCGCTCCATGACCGTAACGCACGAAGGTCAAGTTATGTCTGCTTGGACAGCATTTGTACGCAGACTTAAAAGACTACTCAATCTTGATGATGTTAATGATGACGCACTGTCTCAACTTCTTATACGGTCAGAAAACCTTTTTGACGTTGACCTGCGGCCCGGTAAAGGGATGAATATCCAATACAAAACCCGTGGATTATCTCAGCCTGATTACCCGAAGATCACAGATTCTTGGGAATTACCCGGCGGTGCCGAAACAATGGAAGACCGAATATCTAGGGGCCTCGTTCCCCCAGCTATCGAAAAAAAGTACGAGACATGGAAACGGTCGCAAATGACGGCAGAACAACTTCAAGATCTGGCGGCGGAACAAGCCGAGTTACAGGCACTTTTAACCGAGTTTAGTTACGAATGACATTACCTCTTGAAGACGAAGCTTTAGAAGCACTGCGTGATCCTTCCATCAGCCTCCGAGCTTATGCCAAGATTATCGACCAGAAGACTGGTAACGAGATGCCGTTCGACCCATTTGCAATTACGGGTCGTCTTCAAGAGACAGTAGTGGCTTACTATGCCGAACCACCAAAAACTCAGTTTGGACAGACCAAATGGCTGACTGTGCTTGGCTATCGTCAGGGTGGGAAGAGCCTAACCGCTGAACTGTGTGGGTATGTCCGTTCTGCGTATACACCCGGACACGACCATGTTTGTATTGCGGATAACCGAGATCGGGCAGAATACCTCCACCGTCGTATCCACTTAACGCATAGCAGGTGGCCAGAACCTGTACGGGCAAAGACCGTACCAAACCGGGAGGTAAGGCAGTTGACTTTTCAGCACGGCGGGAAGATGCGCGTGCTGTCTGGAGAATCTGGCGCAGTAGGTATTGGTCAATCACCGGATAGTTTCCACGGGTCAGAGCTTCCGTACTGGCGAAATGCCGGTCATCAGTTCTCGATGATTTACCCATCAATGATTAACCGCGATCACTCTTTAGTACTTCTGGAGTCTACCCCGGCACCGATCGTTGAGCCATCAACAGAATGGTGGCGGGACCATTGTCGTGATGCCAAGTTAGGAATGGGACGTTGGGTCTACGGTTTTTTTCCGTTCTGGGACGGTAAACTGAACGCTCGGCAGTGGCCCAAAGGCGCACGACTAGAGAACGAAGAAATTCGACTGCTTGAAAAGTACGGACATCTCGGGCTCAAGAAAGAAAACTTAGCGTTCCGTCGTTTGATGATTGAAACAGATGCCGAAGTAAGGCGAAACCCGGATTTGTTCCGAGTTTACTACCCATTTGACGACGTTAGTTGCTGGATTGCCTCTGTAGGCTCTGTGTTTCACCCCTCACTACTTAAGCGGCACCAAGAATCTAAGCTAATACCATGGGTTGCGCCCTATATGGAGTACGAGCAGCCTGAAGCCGGGGCTGTTTACGCCATGGGCGTTGACCCTGCGGGCTATGCGGCTAGGGATCACGCGTCTTTTCAGGTGCTAAAGGTGTACGATGGAGAATGGACCCAAGTTGCTGTCTTCGGAGATACCACCGACCCGGTTAGCTTCGCTAAGAAGATCTACGAGGTCGGCAAGAAATACAACGATGCACTGGTGGTCGTCGAGAGTAACGGTGTTGGTGTTGCTACTTTGGCTTTACTTGAAGATGCTGGCTATCCGAATCTCTACTACGAACGAGCCTACAAACCCGGTATTGCTTCCACAGTCAAGTCAATCTCCATGATGCTATCGTACCTTCAAGATGCACTGAAGGACGAGCTAACTCTGTTTGATGAAGACACAGTAGATCAACTAGGCTCGTACAAAGAAGATAAACAGATTGAACAATCAATTTCTGCTGAAATTCTACGATCGGGCAAGCCCGGGAAACGACGTGACAGGCACCACTGGGATAAAATATCTGCACTACAATTAGCGTGTGTAGGTGCGCGTAATGCACCTCGTAGGTACAAAAAAGAAGGTGCTCCCCCCGGCTTAGAAAATGTTGTATTGTTCCGGGATATGACTTATGATCAAGTACAGACACACTGGAAGAAAACTGCTAAGCAGGATAAGAAACGCACATGGCGTAGAAGTCGCTATAGGAGGCGCAAATGACAACACCAATTTTGCCCGCCCAACTATATGCGTTGTACCGTAAACACCGAGGCGAACCTACTTACGAGACCAAAGAAGATCGGCACCGCCGCTATGTATCGGATTCGGATAATCCTGAGTACAGGCCGGGAGTAAGCTGGAGATCAGATCCAGAAGGTGCCAAAAAAGAATTTATGTACTTTGTAGAGAACAACCCAGAAATGTTTCTATCGTATCGTGATGGTGAGGATTCTGTGGACACGTTTCTTGCTAGGTACCCTAGATATCTTAGACCCACCCTTAGGTCTTGGGCGGGAGATTATCTACAATCAGTAGTCGATGTAGAATTTGATCAGGACCCTTACACTACTAATCGTAAAGTACCTTATATTGCCCCGGCTTGGGAGGCCTTGACGGGACCTGAGACCTTAGAGGATTCTAGGGACAATTTATTTAGTATTGGTAATCTGAATATCCACGGCGGAATTGCTACCGGGTCACCTAAGTGGGACAGTCCCGAGGCCCGTATGTACCGCGAGAAACGACTTATCTACGGCCCTGAGACTAGAGTAGAGAACGAAGAATGGAGCAACCTTGCAGATCATTTTGGTGGCAAAGCCAACCATCACGAGTGGGCTGAGAGTAGCAAAAAGCTAGATAATTTAATGCAGGCCTATGGGGAGGAACCTGAATAATGCCACTTAATGGACAACAAATTCAAGGAATCATTAAGACACATAAAACCAAAGCGGGCAAGGATCGGCAAGACTGGGACCGATGGCGTGCGTGGTACGCTTCAGAGTATTGGGGGCAACCTTCTGACCAGCCCTCGGGCTCCATCCCTATTGGCGGTAACTTGTCTGAAGGTATTAGCTTCGAGACAAACTACCCTTACGCTTTTATTGATACGATGATTGCAAATGTCTGCCCACAGAACCCAAAAGTCACTGTGATGGCGCGTCAAGAAGCTCTGAAACCAGCAGGTCAGTTCCGCGAAGCGTTGATTGATGACGTATTTCGACGTAATAAGTTACACACTATTTTGTGGAAAACAGCAACTAGCACTGCAATTTGCGGTCGCGGCTTCGTTAAAACAGTTTGGAACTTTAGGAAAAAAAGTGCTGAGTTGTTTTCCGTAGACCCCCGACAGGTGTTTTTTGATATGTCGGCAAGTCGCTGGGAAGACATACGTTATCTTGTTGAGGTTACGGTTCTGACCGAAGCTGAATTTAAAACACGCACAAAATCTGCGAAAAACAACAAGTCTCACTACAACAAAAAAGTAGCGGAGAAAGCCAAGTTTCTTGGGTACCCTACATGGCTTAAAGACAGCAGTCAGGGCAGCATGGTCAATGCGGCGTCTACGGATGTATACAAATGGGTCACAGTGTACGAAGTCTATGATTTTGAGGGTGAGGGTAGGTACTACCACTACCTAGAAAATGTAGAGGAGCCTTTGTTTGAGGGCGAGCTACCATACCGGTACATCCGCAACCCGTTTACATTGTTGACGTTCAACGAGAACATGACAGACCTCGCAGGCTTGTCGGACATTAAGTTGATCCAATCACTTCAAGAGCGTTTGAATGAGATTGATACCCTTGAGCTATGGCACGCACATACCTCTACGCCTGTTATGCTCGTTAATACTGCACTCGCGGACAACCCTGAGGATATTCTAACTGCACTACAAGAGGCCAATCAACCGGGCTCTATGGTCGCAGTGCAGGGTAAGGCCAGTGCTCCCTTAGGAGATATTATTGGACAAACCCCCATGCCAGCCATGTCGCCCGCCTTTGACGAAATGCGTGCGCGATGTAATCAAGTCATTGAGTTTATCCTCGGCATCCCTCAGTATAGTCGGGGGGTTGTGGGTGTGGCGGACGTTGCTACGGAGGTTGCGCTTGCCGACACTGCGACCCGAACAAGAAACGGACGAAGAATAAAGCACGTTGAAGATATTATTCGAGCAATGTCTCAACGTATCGTCGCTGTGTACGAAGAGTTTTTACCTTCAGACACTCGGCTTCCTATCCGTTTAACAGACAGCCAAGAAGTACTAGAAGTTACTCGGGAAACATTAAAGTTTCGGGATGAGCGTGATCCGGGACAGATGCCACTAGACTACGACTACGAGACTATTCCTTATTCTCCTACGGAGAATCATCGTCTTGTTCAGTTACAGAAGTTACAACAGTACATGCCACTATTGCTACAATCACCTGCTGTAGACCAAGAGAAGCTAATTATGAAGCTACTTGATCTGCTCCAAATTCGTGACATTCTGGCTCCTCCGAAGCCTCCTGCACCTCCGGGACAACCTCCCGGAATGCCGGGGATGCCTCCGGGAATGCCGGGAATGCCCGGAATGCCTCCCGGAATGCCTCCCGCACCCGGCGGCGACACTATTGCAACCGGGGCTTTGCCCGCAGGTACAGAACCCAGCCCCGTTCCGACCCCAATGGGTGGACCGGGTAACCCCATGATCTAGGAGATAAAAATGGCGTACAAGAGCATGATGAGTGATCTCATCCAAAAAGCAGTAAATAAATCCGGCGTAGACAAAGCGACCGGAGGTCACGCATCTATAGATGAACGTGAGGAAGAAGAAGAAGAGTCAAGTGGTTCTCGCGGTAAGCCGAATAAGGTCAAGGTTTCGCCCCGAACTAAACAGCAAAGCAGTAGGTCTGAAACACAAAAACGCCACACTCAAAAAGAGACAAGCCGTCGGACAGATGCGGCTAAGCGAGTGCCTGTCAAAGGACCGCCCCCGGGCAAAGGACCGCCCCCGGGTAAAAAGTAGTGCGCGTTCCCGTTAAAAAAATCCTCGATGTCGTAGGTTCTATCCTACGCATCGTGGTGCCTTTGGTACGCCGTAAAAAGCGAAGGGAGAAATAATGAAGTACCCAAACCCTACGAGTATGGCGACTACTATTATTATTAAAAAATTAAAAAAACCTACAAAAAAGAAGCACAAGTTTAACGGGGATAACCACGGTGCAGTGTCACTAGACAACACCGGACGATCTATAGGAAAACAAAAGTAATGCCGTTCTATGACTTTAAGTGTCCCGAGGGTTGTGGTTATTTTAACGATGTGTTTGTACCTTTGGCACAACACGGGAAAACACAATGTCCAGAGTGCGCTGCACTTCTAACTACAGTTATTAGTGAAGTAGCTTTGATCGGTCCCATGCCATCTAAACCTCTTGTAGTTAAGCAAATCGGTAAATCATTTGAGTCCGAAAGAGACTGGAAGAAGTACCAACGAGAGAACCCCGATTCTGCAATTGTGTCGGCTGATTCTAAACAATGGCGTGACCATCGTGACGCGGTTCGTAATAAAGCCGACGCTAGGTCCCGCAAGATGGGCTACCGGGATTTTGAGCACCGGAAAACCGATCGTAAAAAAGAAAAAGCTAAACAGTCAGGTAAGCTTGACAAAAAGATTTACGTCCACTAAACATCATTTAATGAGGTGACTTCTATGCCTATGATGGACAAACTACTTTCTGACCTGAACAACAATCCTCCCCAGACTCCTGACGAGTTGGAAGACATGCTAGCCTCCACGGGCTACAGTCTTGCACCTTCTGAAGGCGAAATGGCGATGGACGGTGATATGGCTATGGAAGAAGAGTACGCCGAGGACATGGGTCCTGACGATATGGGCATGGAAGAAATGGAAATGGGCATGGGTGAAATGCCGCCTGAAGGTGCTATGGACATGACCATTATTGAGGAGCAGATGCCAATGCCTGAGGACGCCACTCCAAGGGCACGACGTATGAAAGACACGTTGCGTGCTGCGCGTAACGCACTGGGATCTCGGGAGGGGTAAATGGGTGAAGAACTAGAGGCAGGGGCTGCTCCTGCTGAATCGATTGAAGCTGCTCCAGTGGAGGCGGCTACGGCAGATGTGGCTCCTGCCGAGGCGGCAGAGCCGTCTCCTGTGGAGGTGGCGGAATCTGTGGATCCCTCCCTCCCCGCAGAAGAGGACGCGGTTGAAGCGGCTCCTGTCTCTTATCCCTCACCCGAAGATTTCGGTTGGGACGAATGGGAAGGGGACACAGACGGCCTACCAGAAGAGCTACGGCCATGGGGACAGAAATTCGGGGATTACTACAATCAACGAATGCTCACGGCCCAACAACAAATGGCGAAGACTAAAGAAGTCTACGACGCCATCCTAAATGGAAATTCCGACCCTCGACTGAAGCACTTAGAATCTTCGGTCGGAGAGTGGGAAAACAAATACACTGGCCTTACGGGTCAGTACGAGTACCTACAGCGTCAGTTTACTCAGTATCAATCTGAGGTAACGCAGGCGCTGGAGGCGGAAGCCGACGCTTACGCCGAAGAGTTCGCGGAAAGTAATCCCGACCTCTTTAACAATGAGGAACTCTCTACAGTATTTGCAGATTTGCTTGAAGATAATTGGATTCTTGAACATGCTGCGGTAGCTGCGCGTCTACCAAAACATTTACGAGAAATAGCAAAGCAGGCTAAGGTCGATGGGGTCCCAGACTCTTACGCCCTTAAACTGGCTCAGGGCGCGAAGAGCAGGCCCGCTAAACCCCGCCCGGGTGCGGCATTGACGGCAGGGGCTACAACCCCGGCGCGTTCATCGGAGCAAGTTAGCTTGCCCGATAACAAGCCGATGTCCCTGCAAGAATTCCGTAAGCAAGTAGCGCGTAACGCCTTATCAAATAAAAGGAGATAATCAATGGCGATTTCACCAGATGTGCTGGCGACCGCGCTCAATGAGCTTATGCCGTCGTACAGTGAGTTGTTTGTCAAGTTCCATCCGTTGATGGAAAAGGTCATGCAGAACGGAAACCTTTCTCGCGATACCCTCAAGGGTCCAGAGCGAGAGTTCGCAGTCGTAACGGACGGCCCGGGTAACATTACCCATGTCCAAACGGGTACGGAAATCATCGCAGGCGGTCGTTCACAGAACGCCCACCGTGGTAAGGTCGTAGCACCTCGCCTCATCTATGCGTTCGATGTCCCCGGCAAGGACTTGGCTGAAGCTAACGGCGAGATGGACCTCGCACGAATCCTCCAACACTACCCAGAGTTGGCGCTTTCGGACTTCCACGAGCGGATCTCAGATCAGCTAGGTACTGGTAACGGTACTGGCGTTGGCGGCTTTGCTACTCTTAACGGAGAAACAACGTTTAACCCCGATGGAACTGCCCGCAACGGCTTCCTACAGGCTAAGACGGTTGCGGCGCAGGCTCTTAGTGCAGTTAACGTCCACAACCTTCAACAGAACCAAGTTGCTGGCTGGCACAACCAGTATGAAGACATTGCGTCTTTTGCTGTTAACGGTCGTAGCCAAATGCGTAAGGCTTACTTCGCTGCTTCTCGTCAAGGCAAGACCATGGGTCCAGTTGACTTGATGATCGGTGACGAGGCTTCTTACCTCAACTACATCGACGACTTGGACGATCAAGTCCGCGTGGTCAAGGTTGAAGGCGACAAGGCTCCACCTCTCGTCCGTCAGGGCGTGAAGTTCCTCGAAGCTGACTTCTACCTCGATGACTCCATCGACACATCTAGCACTAACTTCAACGTTGGTGGTGTTGCGGGTCCTGCGAACGACGGAATCATCTACGGGCTCAAGACCCCGACTTGGCACCTGTTTACTCTCGGCCACGATGCGAGCCGCGAAACGAAGGGCGACTTCGCTCTCCGTGGACCGTTCCGTATCCCTGACCAAGATATTTTCCGCTACGAGCTTGTGTTGATGATGGGTCTCCACACTACGCAACTCCGCGCTAACTTCGTCGTCACCGGCGCAGGCACACCTTAGGAGGTATCATGTCTGGATTTACAGCAGCAGGGATCAGCAAAGATCTCGTTTCTACTACACAGCAGGCACCACTTGGTTTCCGACTCACCGTTCCTAACGGCGACAAGGGCTTCCAAGTGTATACCTACATCAAGACTACCGTCGCAGTAACTCAGGGTCAGTGTCTAATGAAGGCTGGCGATGACTACAGCGCGTGTTTGGCGTCAACCACTGGTAACGGAATGCGGGCAGTAGGTGTAGTTCAACAGGCGAACACCCAAACAGGCACCAAGGCACTCTTGGCTGGCGACTACGCATTCGTATTGACCGAAGGCTACGGCACTGTCCAAACGGGTCAAGGCTCAGCGATCGGTGCCCAGCTTGTTCTTTATGGTTCGGGTCTCCTCACTGGCGGAACCGCCGCGTCTGCAACCAACATCCCCGTGGGACACGTTGGTGCAGCCGCTGTGAATACTGCGGTGGGTACTGCCTACGTCAAGTTCTTGGGCTAGTAGATGAACCTGAAGGGGATTCGTACTGCGATGTTTGCTCAGGCGGACTACTCACCGAGTAGTTCACCTGAAGCACTCTCGCGTGTGAATGGCTTCATCAACAGGGCTTACAATCAGTTAGCTCTGGAAGCCCCCTTCCTGTTTTTTGAATCTAAGGTGTATCTGACTACAGAGCCAGATGCGTCTTCTAAGGCGGGTGGTACCGATAACGCAGGTAATGCGGTAACCGATACCATTCGCCTAGCTGGTGCAAACACGGGCATGGGAGCAACTAATGACCCATGGACGTGGCGTACCACCTTTACTTCCGTACAACAAGGCCAAGTACCCGAGGGCCTAACTGCATGGAACCACGATCGTTCTTGGGACGGTCGTATGATTGAGATTACGGCTACAGATGGTACTCGTCTTCGCAATCAAATCCGGTCTGTCTGGCATAATACCAGCGATAACTATTACTACTTTACCCTTGTCACTCCATGGGACATCGGCACTTACGGTACCTCAGAGTACAAGTACAGAGTGTTTACCGAAGCGTACCCACTCCCTGACGACGTAGTACAGTTAAAATCTGCTCGCCTTAGAGACCAAGACATCAATTATCCATTGGACGTATTTGGACAAGATGAAGCGGCCCAGCATCAGCTAGTAGGCCCTCCCAGTCAAGTAGCGTCCGGTATCCCTCGCGTGATTTTCCGCGAGCAACACATCCACATGCAAGGCCCAAGCGTAGCTCCGGTGGCCTCGATTAGTACCGAAGATGAAAACGTGCTGTGGGTGGGACCTGAACCTGCGGGATCTTTCGAGTACAAGGTCACCTACACTTGGGGTAAGCGCGACGTAGAGTTCCAACTCCCCGGCCTAGCGTCGTACAACGGATTTGCACAGCCGTTGAGCCAGACTTCTGCTACGTCGTATCCCTCCCAGAGCGATACAAACCGCACCAATACTACAGACGACCGGTTTCGTACCCCCCGGTTTGAGTCTCCGGCGTCCCCCGCGTCGAATGCGGTTGTTGTAACTCCAGCCGGACCCACCGACACTTACGCAGTTAAGTTGTCACTACCGAACATTACCTACGCACTCGGGTTCTTAAACTCTTTTATCGGTGGATCTTCTCGGCAGTCCCTTAATCAATCCGGCCTATACGTCCGTATTTACCGTAAGCGATTAACGACAAATTTTGCCCAGTACTTGGCGCAACAGACTACCTCACCAGCTACCCGACAAGCAAAACTAGACGCGTCTCAACTAGACGTGTCCGACGATTTCTATCTTCTGGCAGAAACTCGCGTAGACAATTCTAACTTGGGAGTATGGTTCGATAAAGGCGATGTATTGCCAGATCGAAGCCGCCGCATACGCGACATTCATGGGTACCAGACTCTAATGTTCTACCCGAAGCCCGATAAGCGGTACGTTACCGAAGTTCGAGCGGTAGTCCGCCCACAAGAGTTGGTAGACGACGAAGATACTCCTTGGGTCAACGCCGAGGCCATGAACGTTCTCCTCTCCCGGGCTATGGCCCTGTTTTACGAAAATCTAGGTCAACCTCAGCTTTCTCAGCTTTCATACGGCAGGTACCAAGAAGAATTACTTACGCTTTCAAAAAGATACGGCGATCTTAGACCTCCTAACGTCCCCGTGTTACGTCGTATGACAAGAGCACAAAGTTCTTTTCGTGGTAACCGGTACTACCGAAAATGGTGGACCACTTCAAGCTGAGGGAGACAGTATGGAACCGATGATTTGTGGGGGCGTCTACGAAGTAGTAGATCCCGCCAACCGAGTAAAACAAGGTATGCTGGTCGGAGTGACTAAAGACGTCCACAACACTACAGGCGCAATCCAGTTTGCCGGACACGCTCCTGAGATTGTGACTCACGGTAGCGACCGTTGGGGCATGTTTACGTTGATTGGTCGTCCCGCGTCTCCGAAGGTCGGTCGTCCTAAAAAGGGGTAACCGATGGCGAATAAAGCAGGTGTAACAGACTTAGGTCCATATGTACTACGGGTACAATCCGACAGTTTGTTGTCCCCCAATGATGTGGCGTCTGAGATCCGAAACTTTGTTCAAACGCCAGAAGGTACGTTACGATCAGTAGTTGGACCTGCTGTTTTGATGTACAATTACACCCCTACGAGTAGTCGTACAATTGCACCCGCGTGGTCTCGATCTGGAGACACGCAGGACGACGGCACAATACCTCCGTTCGGGGACTCGGAAACGTATGACCCTAACGATTCTGAGCCTGATACCAGTGGAGGTCCGTCCGGTGGTGCTGGAGAGTCCGGCCCAGATGTAGATGTGGCAGGCCCTGACGGCCTCGGCGCTGGCGAGAGTGAGTCAGGACCTTCGGGAACTGCACCGTGGCCTCCTAGCCACCTCTCAGCCACTCCTAGTCGCCCAAACGCTAGCGGTACGGCTACCGAACACGGACCTACGGTTAAGTACTCTACTCGGATGCACGGAATTTATCATGCTATTTTGCGTGATGGAGACCGTGACGTCTTGTTGCTACACACGGGTAAAGAACTTTGGGAATTCGAAGGTTGGAATCGGGCGTGGCGGAGGCTTGTTGTACCCACAGGCGTAGACGTCCCTCCCGCCGCAATATCGCAAGATATGCCCGATACTTCGTACCCCAAGTTCCCCACGCAATTTGAGAGTACTCCTCGCGGTATTGTAATCGTACCGCAGGACGCCCGTGCGCTGTACTACGATGGTCGGATTATCGCTCCATTAGGGTTTTCCGAAGTACCCGGAACACCACAGCCGAAAGGTCCCAGCAACCGCCTTGGGGCGGTCACGGAGAAAGGGCGTGGGATTAACGACACGGGTTACGCTCACGACGGAACACCTTGGGACGCAGCTAACGATAAGTACATGGCAGGCGCAACCCGGGGCTTCGGCGGAGGCAGGGTCGGTACGCTTAATGAGTTAACAATGGACGCTTCGGTATTCACCGGGACATCAGGTAGTTCCGCTTCGACTAAACCTGTGTTCGCAGCGGGCTGGGTTCAAAGAAGTGAGTACAGGTGCCGTACCCAGTACGTTGACGTGTTTGGTAATTTGTCCGCGTCGTCACCCCCGTCGGCTGCTGTTGAGATTAGTTTTCAACCTTCGGAGATTCCGGACAACAACGTAGTTTCTGTGGACAAACTTCGAAAACAAATTGCGTGGACTAGTATTTCTACAGGGCCACGTCATTGTATTGGACGAAATCTGTATCGTACCAAAGATATGGTAGGATCTGGCGATCAGAGCTATTACCGTCACACTCAGAACACTACAGGAATGATGTCAGAGTACGCTACACTGACGGACAACATGACGACTATCTACCCCGATAATGTCGCAGATCAATTCCTTACCCGGGTCATGGAAGACATCGACCCAGTACCTCAGTTTAAGCTGTGTCGAATGGCTTTCGGACGTTTGTGGATAGCCAACACGACCAAAGATCCGGGAATGGTACGAGCGTCTAAGCCGGGACGGTTTGGTACATTCCCTTCGTCTGACATCCTATCGCCAGACCCTTCCGGCGGGGAAATAACCGGACTAGCTAGCACAGCCAACGGACTGCTAGTATTCACCGCTACAAGTTCGTTTCTTATTTCGCCCGCACAATCTGGCTTCAATACGTCAACAATATCAACGGCTGTAGGATGTGCGGCTCCTAGTTCTATCGCTACATTAGAAGACGGGCGTGTGATGTGGTTGGGTAAAGATGCCTTCTACGTCTGGGACGGGACGGCACTTGCGCCCATTTCAAACGAGATTCGAGAGTATTTTCGTCAGTTGACACCTTCTAGGAAACTACAAGCGGTAGCTTACTTTGATCCTAAGAGTAAAGAATACCGCTGTTGGGTGTCTACCAACGCATCGAGAACAAACAACGTCTGTATGGTGTTTAACGGACAGGGCTGGGCAGTTCGTACTGATACAGAAACTGAAGCCGTGTGTGTGACACAAGACCATAGGTCTCTTACCTTAACGGCGGGTAAGCCCGGAGAGTCGAACGTCAACTATACCGGCGTCTATGTGTTGGACAGTCCCGGTAACGCCAACGACGCGGACGTTCAATCTATGATTGATGCCCGAGAGGCGTTGATCGAAACTGCATGGATGCAGTCTACCATCCCACTAGTACGACACACCGCCCGAGTCGTAAATTTATGGTTGCGAGAGTCTGAAGATTCCCAAGTTACTGTAGAAGTACTAAGGGACTGGAGGAATACTGTTATTGAAACAGTAACCGTGGACAAATACTCTAGTGCTAACCCCCCGGCGTTTTACAAAGACACGGCTTTAGGTCAGAGTGGGGTACAATTTGCCCGCAGAGCGCCATACTGGACACGCGCACAAGTGTACGTCCCATCGAGCGA